CTGAGAAGTTACGAATATCAGTTGAATGGACAGCGATTTTTAAAGACATGATTACTTTCAGTTAGCCAATTAATTAATGGAAAACTGAATCGTAACATGTTACGTTTTAAGAAATACTGTTTTTATAGATGAAATCTGAAATTAAAGATGCAATCAGTTTTTTTTTGGATAAATTCTTGGCAACAAGAAAAATGTCAAGGTCATTAGACAACAACGCAGGTAATTCAACGCAAACGTTGATAGTTTTATTTCTAGACCTAGAAGCTGCCATTTTTTCAGCATTATTCGAGTAAATTTTTTGTCTTGGCATGTTGTCTGTATTTTACATTTAAGACAACATTCGAAACTAAATCGGATGGTCTATTGTTAAAACACCAGCTTTCATAAGAGCATCGCTACGCTCTGAGGAAATTATTCGATCTAATAAAACGAGCTTGTCGCCATCTAATGCCTCAAGAGCAGTTCTAAGAATCTGACCATAAGAAACGCGGCAATTTTCTAGTGCTTTATCGAGGGTAACTAAAGGCTTAAATGTTGGTAAAGTTTTGAGAAATCTGCCTTCTGTAAGACCAAGAATGGTTGCGCAAAAAGGATATGCGCCGGCAAAGATTGAATCTCTATCATTTATAGAAGAAAAAGGGATGTGCTTAGTAACACCTTTAAATTCAACTTCAACACGATATATGTCTTCAACAAGATCACCGTGAATATGCGTAATTAGTTCCTTACCTTTTTTTACATCTTTTAATAACTCGAAACCTTTTTCATAACAACGAGCAAATTTATCATTTTCTCTTTTTCCAATGTAAATTGTTTTGCCTGCTCTGATGTCAGAGGAAGTAATGCAGCGCATGACTGGTGGTTTACCCCTAGTGATAAATTGTCCGTCTTCAAAAGCAGAAATAACCATTTCATGATTTACTTCACCTTTTTTAGTAGTCAAACAAATATCAAGACGTCGAATGTCTGGCTCATTAAGGATAATTGAAAGAGTAGAAATTTCATTCCAATCTTGTACCCATTCACAACCAGCGCCAGTGAGAATTAGACGAGTCCAGCCCCTTTGTGATTCTCCACCATAATCTAAACGACCTAAATTTATACTATCTGCTAATACGATATTGGCAGCATATAACCAACCATCTTTAGGCTCGACAGAGGTCTCAAGCTGCACAAGATCGGAACAAGAACCAAAAGCGGGCTTTATCAACTCAAATGCGGTAAAAGGATTGTCCCTAAACCGAATAGTAAGCCAGTCAATTGTGGTTTTCATATAACTTGAAGATATAAGAGGGAAGATTGTTACAACCTGAAAAATACTTTACCCCCCGTATTACTAGGACGGGGGGCATAGTCACTATTTGCGAGATTTGGCAGAAGAAATAATCGTTTCGGCAGCGACAGAAAGACCAGCGGCATAGGCATTTAATTCATGGGAAAGAATGCGAGGAGCAGATCTAGTTGCCTCCATTTTTTCAGCCATGTATTCAGCAGCTTCAATTGTGTCGTCCAGCCATGCCGAGATACTTCGACCAACAGATACACCAGAGAGAAGAGATATACGCTTGAATGCAGCCAAAGATCGTTCAGAAACTGGCACTGTTTGACGAGTTTTTAAAATAATAGACATATGACCCCGTGTGATGATAGTTGCATCACTATACATCATTGTGATGCAATACCGTTACGCTTCGCTACATGGCTACGCCATCACAGTATTCACCCCGCGGACGCTAATCGCTTCCGGGTCTCATGAAGAGATGTCTGTCAGTAAAAGACAATAGAAAAGAAATATCAAAGAATGGGCGCAATCGCTCTGGGCGCGCTACGCGTGCCCGGCACGATCGCTTCCATTTTTATATATCTAGCAATAATTAAAAATTTTTCATTGGATGGAAAATCTTTTGTGAGAGATAAGACACGTAAAAGACCAAGTGAGTGGACAACTTTTGACGGCATAGCTGTAAATACTTTTGATTTAAAAAAAGGCTTAAAAAAATCTTTGATTGAATCTTTAAAGATTTGTAAAGGCGTGCCTGGAACAACATAATCCCAAGGAATTAAAACCGTATGCGAGCCGCTAGAGTAGTCAGACCTGAAAATCTGACGGGTATCATAAGCTGCATGAAGATCAGACCCGACATATTGCCAACGTTCAGCAACAACAGCATTGACACCAATACCGACACGACTAGTCGCTAAATGAAATTTTGGTAAGTAAGCCCAGCGGTCTTTAAACAAACCGGTTATGTGACCAATAATTGGAATTCTTACCCTATCCATGCGCATGCATTTCACCTGATATTCGATAAGAGACTCACGAACTTGTTTGTCGATCATGTTTGAGTCTTGAACGATCAAATAGACGTCCCAACCATGTTTACGAGCATGAATAAGCCAGTCTAAGAGAGGAGCTCTGGTTTTGTCTTGAAAGCTTCGAGAATTGAGCCAAGTGCCAAGCTCATCAAGAATCAAAACGCCATTTTTATCCTCATCGTAGCTATCGGGATTGCCGTGACCCATAGCCTCTAAATCGTCAGCAGTAGGCTTATCTGGAATCCTAATAATTTTTCCGGGTTTAAAAGGGTTGAGCAAATGAGGAGCTATATCAACATTAGATGCAACTTTACGACCGGCTCTAATAGCATCCTGAGCCCTCCAAATACAAAACTTTGTTTTACCAGTGCCAAGCTTTCCTTCAACACTAAAAACTGGCATGTTAAGCACTCGCAGACATTTTTATAGACTGAATTTTCAGCTTGTACAAAGCACAAGCAGACCAACTCAAAGAAATAGCAGTAATGCAAGAGCCGGCAATAGGCGGAAATGCAAGCCCTAGAAACTGACCATATTGAGTGCTAAACATAGCAGCAAGGAAAGGCGTAACAAGTGAATTAAAAAGAATCATTAAAGATGTCAATGCAAGACCAAAACCGGTCACAGCAAAGGCAACAATGGCAACTTTTTTACCGAAATAAAAAACGAAAAATGAGGATATGCCACCAAATAAAGAAGCAATAAGGCCAGCAAGAATAGGCATAAATTAAGCTTCCCGAATGGTTCTACCGACCATTCCAATGATACAAAAAACAGTAACAGCAGACCAAATCATTGACATCAAATCATGAATAGTAGATTTAAATCGACAAACATCAAGAACAACACCACGAAGACCGGTTACGTAAGGAGTACATCCAGTAGGAAACAAAAAGGAAAATGTCCATGATGGAGCAGTAATAGAAGAAGCGCCGGTAATAGCACTATTAGATTGCTGGACAACAACGTCAATTTCAGATTTTGACTTATCGTAAGAGGTACCTAAATCTTTTTGAGTACCAGTTTCATCAAGGCGACAAGCTGGAGTGTCGGGCAAACCACAAACTTTAAAATCTTGAATTTCAGGATTTGAAGTAGACGTTGAACTGGAAGACCCAGCACCAGTTGAATTGTTTACAGAACTTGAATTATTTGTCGTGGTGGTGGTTATATTTGCACCTTGATAGGAATAATTGTTTGTAACTGTAGAAGTTGAAGTTGTGGTATCAGAATTTGTTGATGGATTAGTTGATGAATTAGTAGATGGATTATTAGCAGTAGTCGTAACAATTGAGCTAACGGGTGATGAAGATGGCCCGGTGATAGATGAAGGAGATACAGATAAAGATTCTCCAGAACTTATAACTTCTTTGACTATACGAGGTAGCGCAGATGTAGAAGGTGTCCATGTCGATTTGGCATCAATTGCATCGAGGAGGTCAGTAGTTGAAGCGGGTACAGGTTGAGGCGACGTCTGAGTTGGAGGCTTACTACCTATAAACTGATGACCTGCTCCATAACAATAAACGTAGTTATATCCCTGAAGAATTTCATAAGTACGCCATCTGTCTGGATAGTCGGCGGGACAATAATCAGCAGCGGGTACGCATTGACCAGCCACAGTAAGATAACAAAATGAAGTTGACATTTTTTGAAAAGAAACAGGGTTAGAACCACCCCCAGAGACAGTAAAGCCAAGCTCAACAGCAAGGTCGTAAAGAGCGACACCAGTGTTTAAAACTGGCAAACCTTTGATTAAAAATCTCCCAAGTGCAACACGAAGGGCTGATTTAGAAATGGTACCGGTAACAGACAAAGGTACAGAGCCACCACCGGGTGTTGGTAATAGGTGGCCAGAAGTTGCAAAAATATTGCCATTAGCCGCAACACCATAACTAAATTTAGCAGCATTGGCAGCGTCGACAGTAAGCGGAGTCAAAGTCGTTACATTGGCAGCAATAGTGCGAGGAAAAACAACCCGAGGAATAGGATCGGATGCTGGGACGGTTTGAGCAAACAAATTGCCACTCATAAAAAAAATAAATAGAAGATAAAGTGTTTTCATAATATTAAATTTTTACGGAAGGGCACAAAGAACCCTTCAGAAAAAACTTTAGCTTATGCAGCGCCACGAATTTTCTTGATGTATTTCATGCCAACCATGAAACCAACGCCAACGGCAGCCACACCGATAAGTGCACCGCCATAAGTAGCAATATCAGCGCTAACACTAGTGATAGAACTGGTGAATGCCTCACTAGCAGCAGCAAAAGCAGAGTTTCCAACTGCAATAGCAGAAACGGCAAGAGCCGAAAAAGCGAACTTCGGTTTAATATTTAACATAAAGACTTTCAAAAACGTTAGTAACCGACTAACACGGAAATTATTTAAGCAGCATTTTTCAATTCTCTAAGCCATGCTACAGATTTACCCCAAGCAAAACCAAGAACCCAGATAGATGCAGCAGTTCCAAAAAAAAGACTAATTGATTCAGCATCGATCATTAGATTGCCGTCCTAGAACCAATTGAAAAACCATTCACAAAAAGACAAAAAAGCACTGTCCAGTAAATGGCTTGCAACACATTAGCGGAATTATTCCAATCCATCACCAACCAGCTTTCGATCTGGACAAAAATATCTGATGGTCAATATCGTCCCTATTGATCTGACTTGAAGAGCAGGCAACAGAAAGTATTGCGGAAGCAATAACAAGAAAATAGATATAGAAGCGGCTTTGCATAAAAGCAATTATTTTTTGAGTTGCTGCAAAAGCAAGGGCTTAACAGCAAGACTCCCGTAACGATCTACGTAAATGGATGAATCAGAAAGTAAGTAATCGCCGACTTGGAAAGAGACTGGGTTTCCATCAGGAGATTTTTCAAGAATAATCTCGACTTTTTCAGGGTATGGATTTTGATTTCCATGACGATCAGAAGTAAATATATATACGGTCTGAAAATTCATGTTGAACGGCTTTTGAGTCGAAGCCGATACGCCTGAGAAGTTACGAATATCAGTTGAATGGACAGCGATTTTTAAAGACATGATTACTTTCAGTTAGCCAATTAATTAATGGAAAACTGAATCGTAACATGTTACGTTTTAAGAAATACTGTTTTT